AGCAGGACTGCCCCCTCCACCACCGCCACCTAAATCAGCTATAGATTGAGCTGTTACTTTTTTAACGTTATTACTGTCAGAAGTGTCTGTAATTAACACCAAATCATCTGCAGCTACAGTAACTGTAGACGCAGTTACGGTAGCAGGAGTAAAAGCACCGCTTACAGTCAAAGAAGAAAGAGTACCAACACTCGTCAAAGACGAAGCAGTAACACCAGAATTTAATGTGCCTCCAGTCAATGTGCCTGCAGCAGCAGTCACAGTAATAGCTGCTGTACCATCAAAATCAACGCCATTAATAGCTCTAGCAGTAGCCAATGCGGTAGCTGTCGCAGCATTGCCAGACGTATTCTGGTTACCTGCTGTATTTACGCCAGCTAAATCAATGTTTGCTGTGCCATCAAACGACACACCACCTATAGTGCGTGCGGTTTCTAACGCAGTTGCAGTACCAGCGTTACCACTAATATTAGTAACTCCTGTTATATACCCATACGAAAGTATTTTGTCTTGAATAGCAGCGCTAGTCATTAAACTAGTGTCGTTATCTGCAAAAGATTCTGAGCTTGTTTGCACAGCAGCGTCAGCAAGCTGTGCTACTGCAACATCGGCAACATTAAGGGTTACGCTACCTGAAGTGCCCCCTCCTGTTAGCGCTGTTCCAGCTACAACTTCAGTTATGTCTCCTTGCGGAGCGTGAGCAACAACAGAAGCAACAGTGACAGTTTTAGGGCTGTCGCTGTCGCTTTGATCTGCTATTACAATTTTGTCATCACTTGCTGCTGTAACTGCGCTTAATTCTGACGGAGCAAAATTAACAGTAACAGTGCCAGTAGTTCCCCCTCCAGATATAGCGGTTCCAGCAGTAACGCCTGTTATCGTTCCGCTTCCACCTCCGCTAGCAGGCATCTGTTTAGCTATTTGCCTTAATTCATAATCAATAGCAACAGCATCTTCTGTAGTGAATTTACGAGTAGGTTTATATGCCATAGCTACTCCTATCTAAGTAAATTGCTACGATAGCTACCTTCGTTGCAAAGTTCTTGAATTATTTCATCCATTGTTTTCACTTGCTCATTTAATTGATTAATCTGAAATTGCAATTGCTGCAATTCAGATTGAGTCACAGTGTTTTCAATTAATGTTTCTACTTTTTCGCTTACACGATTTATCTTGTTTGAATAGCTAGATACTGACCATACAATTGTCGCCACTATTACAATAACTGTTGTTAAAAAACCGAGTGTCATTGAGGATACTCGGAAGTTTTTGACGTTATCTTCGGTTAGTGGCGTATCCATTATGGAGCCACGTAATCTAAAGTTATTACAAGTTTTGGAGGCGTTGCCTCCCCATTCCCATAAAATACGCCATATTCAGTATCTGCACTTCCTGAACCAATAGCTGTTTTGAGAGCCGTAACTGAAGTATCATTTGTTAAAACTAATGGTTTAGCATCTGCATGGTCTACAAACGTTTGCATTTTAGTGCGACCAGCAGAATTAGTGTTTAAATCCCATTTAGCAGTTTCGCCTCTGCTTAAAGGATCACCACTTGTATATGTTTTAGCAGCCGTAGTAGTAAAACTAACATCATCAGCGTCTGGAGTTCCATCAGTAGTATCTCCATTGTATCTAGCTATATACCAACTTCCGTATGCACTTCCGAGACCAGTTGGAGAGTCCGATGATGTCATTCTGCGAATTTCAATATAATTTTCCGCAGAGCCACCAGCAGTAGGTGTAGCGTTAGTAATGTAAGGTCTTTCTGCAAGCACTTGAGCTAATGTTTGCCCTCCAGATTCTGTACTAAAACCAAACACGCCAACGTAAGGGCAGTTGCTTGAGCCTGAATAAACACCAGTTCTGACAGCAGCAGCCGTTGGTGTAGTTGCCCAAGATCCGTCATTGTGTCTAAAGGACTTTGATCTGTTTGCTACAAACGTGTATTTAACAGGATCAGACCTGTTCCAAACAGTGTACCAGTTACCGTTTTTCTCTACTCGAATTTTAGTAGGAGTATACCAACTGCCATTCCTTTGAACTCTAATAGTTGCACCACCATTAGGCACAGGAACCCAAGAACCATTTTTGCGAGCTTTAATCTGCCCTGTCATCAGCTTATATCAAACCAAATGTCACCATTGCTGGTGGCAGTAGGTTCTGCGGTACACACAAATAATGTGGGTATGGTGTTTACTTGGTTGCTTCCAACAGTAGCAGCACCGCTGTGGCTATACGCAACTCTAGGAATAGAGTTAGGAGTAGTTGTATGCAACGAACCTTCAAATTGAAGAACACCACCTCTTAAACGTATATTTCCAAAAGCATCGCCACCTGTTCTTGGACCAATAACACATTCGCCTCCATCAGGACCATCAAACCATAGTCGTGTGCTATCTGATCCTGCGCCGTCATTGTCAGCGTAAACTTTGTAATTTTCTGCAAGGTTTATTAAAAGATTAGATGCACCAGCGGTTCCTACGACAGTTAACTCATAAGCATCAAGGTCAACATCGCCTTGAAGGTAAATTTTTCTTCCAGATGGTACTTGAACTTTGATGTCGCCATCAGCGTCTTCGTTCTTGATAAAAATGTCATCATTTGACGGATAACCAATATAGCCAAGTCGGGTTCCTCCACTGTCTCTAAAAGCAATATACCCTGACTGACCTGTAGCTGAGCTGTCTTGTAAACTTAATATATCAGATTGAGCATTAATTGTAGTTTTTCCATCTGCATTAATTACACCATTTAAATCAACCGTTGGCGCTGTTAAATCTAATGTCGTACCAGCATTAACTTCTAAATGTCCATCAGCAGAAGCAACAATGTTTTCGCCACCGCCTTGATCGTGGAAAGAAAGCTTAGAATCGCTAGTTAAAACTAGCTCATCTGTTGCTTGATTCCAAAGGGCATAATGCCCAGCAGAATCACCAAAAAATTTAACGTTGTAACCTGTTCCATCAGAACCGACTGTTATAGTGTTTGTCCATGTGCAAGCGCCAGTAAATGCAGCGCCGTCCAAGCGAGCTAATTCGCTTGACCACGTTGTAACTGTCGCAAAGTTAGCATTCATTTGAGAAGCAACTATTGTTGTTCCTGCTGTAAAACTGTTAAATGATCCTAAAGCCATTATCTCATCCTTCTAGGTACATACGTAAACCCTATCGCATTTACCTGCCAATCGGAAT